CAGCAATTTCTGCTGTGTCTATAGCGTTGTCAGCCATTAAAGCATTTGTAATTTGAGAATTTGCGATATGGGCTGTGTCAATTGAAGCGTCCACGTATTGATCTGAGTCCACAGAGTTAGCTGCCATCTTAGCAACAGTTACTGCATCGTCTTGAATTTCTGCTGTGGCTATCCCTGAATCTTTTATTGTTACTGCACCAGAACTAGCAGCAAAGTTATCTGAACTAAATGATGCAGCTCCTTTAGCAGATGTAGAAGCATCAGCTAAATTAAGTGTAACATCTCCAGAAGACCCACCACCTGTTAAATTCGTACCAGCTGTTACAGCTGTAATATCCCCAACGGTAGGCGTTTGGAAAGTTGGTATTGCGCCAGCTCCCGCTGAAGTTAAAACTTGTCCAGAACTACCTGTTGCTACTGCAACTGGATTTCCTGAAGTATCGTATGAAATAATATTTCCATCAGTTCCTGGGGCCATCTTGGCTAACGTTACCGAGTCATCGGCTAATCTTGCGGAGGCCACTGATCCAGTGGCTAAATTAGTTGCGTTTAAATTTGTTAAAGCAGAACCATTTGCTGCGGGTAAAGTTGCTGGAAATCTTGCATCAGGTACTGTACCTGAAGTTAATTGTGTTGCGTTTAAAGCTGTTAAAAGTGAACCATTGTTTGCAACAATGTTTCCACTAGCATTTAGGATAACAGATTTGGATGCAGGTAAAGTTACAAATACATTTTTTGTTCCTGCTGAAAAGTTTACTGCTGAATCACTATTGGATGATGAAATAACAGTAGTCCTAGCCAAAGCTGCGGCTGATACTGTTCCTAATCCAACTTCAAATTCACTATTAACAGTATTTACAATTGCATAATAAGTTGTATTCGTATTTCCAATTGCACTTGAAAAAGTTTCAAATCCTGTTACTGCTCCTGCAAGAGAAAGCGTACCTGTACCAGTAGTGGTAGAGGTCTCTTTAACTCTATCATTTATGACTAATGCCATTTATTTCTCCTTAACCAGATATTCTTAATATAGCTGCTGCTGTAGTAAATGCTGGAAACTGTACTGTGAAAGTTCCCGACGTAGCTGTTTTATCTGCTCCAAAATTTAAAACTGCAACTGCTGCATTAGTAACTGCAGAAGATGTGTTATAAATTAATGCACCTCTAGCTGTCAACGTTACACCAGTAAATGATAAATCTGCAAAGTCAACAATTGCAACACCTGATGCAATTGAAGTATTTTGACCTGCTAATGGATCACCACCTGCTGCGTAAGTACCTGTATTAGCTACTTCATTAGTTGAAGCGTACGCAGTTGTTGCTGAGTTTAGAGTTGCTGAAGAAGTATAAAGAGCTAGCTTAAACTTATCACCACCAGAAGATTTAAAATTTTGATCACCTTCTAATAATTGTTTCTTAAATGCATTTGCAATTGCTTGTGTTATAGCCATAATTTATCTCCTATTTTTATTTTCCCCCGACTCGAGGAACACCTGATTGATATTCATCTCGTCTTCGTCTTCCCATTTGTTCTATAGAGAAGCCTTCAACTACTTGTTTATACTTTCCTTCGTATAATTGCAAGAGATCATTTGGCCCCTTTAAAAATGAAAATGCTTCTGTTAAGCAAGCATATAAAAGTCCATTGGGAAAATTTGTACTGATATATGTAGTCGTATTTGTAGCAGATAAACCAGGGTCTTTCAAGATATAATTTAACTGAATTTCATAAGTAGCATCAGGAGTAGGAGCCACTACAATTTTTTGATCATCCCACAAACTGTAATATTTAGGAACTCCTGTAGCTCCAGTAGGGTTATATTCTGACATATAACTTGTATCTCTATATTCTAAAAATTCTCTATTATCGGGGTTTGAACTTCCATCAGAATCAACAATTTGAGCTGATCTAACAATTAATAAACCTGCTGGTCTATCAATAAATCTATCTGAAGTAATTAAATTAGCTGTTGCATATCTTCTATTATTATCAGAATCTACATCTCTATATATTCTAAATTCTGCATCATTAATAATTCCATCAACAATAGTAGATGTTAAAACATTACTATCTACTTCTGTGTAGTCTCTAATTTTTTGTATTAATTCTGAATATGTCATTATGCTGTTAGGTTAACAGGTCCTGCTGTACAACCGTTTCCTCCCCCATTTATATTACCACTTGTTGCTGTATTACTACTTTGAAAGTAATAATAGTTTGTAGTATCTGATACTATACCAGTAGAATTTATTTTTCCAACTATAACTGTAAAACCATTCGCATTACTAATATCAGTAACACCATCAAAAGAAGGTACATTATTAAAACCAGATGCATTAGTTGCACCTCTAAATCTAACTGTATCTCCAGTAGATCTATCATGATTTGGTGAAAATACATTTATATAAGTATTACCCGAATCAATAAATGTTTCAAATGGATTTGTTTGTAATAAAATTAAAACAGGGGGTTCAGTTCTTGCTGGTCTTGCATATCTTAAACCTTGTGGGTCAGCTACTGTTGGTCTTGGCTCAAGTTGTGGTTGCTTAGGTTCAAATTCTGAAACATGTACACGTGCACCATTCCATTCAACAACCATTTCATTGTATGGAAATGCCATACCTGAACGGTCTGAAATAAATTGTGCATATTTTCCGCTAGATAAATTAGACATTTGGATAATAAGATTTTGGAGTTATAAATGTACTAGATGAAGAACCATCTTCTTCAAGAGCTCTTTTTAATTCATCTTCATATAATAATTTCATTTGTTGAACTAATTCTGGTTTAAATTTTTGTGCTAAATAATATGAAAGTCCTGATACCATACAAGGTACAAATCTATAAGGTACATCTGCTGTATTAGTGTATGACCCTGAATCCTGAATCCTGCTTACATAATAATAGTTAATAAAGTTTCCGGCTTCAGAGCTTCCGGGAGTTAGATATAAAGTAATCGTTACTCTATCTATAAATCTTTGTACAAAATATTGTGTTGGAGTTCCGGTATCTGTTTTAGAAGATAACCCTTGGTAAAGTGATCTATTAATCTTAGTTAAAGAAAAATCTACAGCAGAAGAATTTCTATAAACAGCTTCTAATATATCATCCACTCCATATACAGCTGTTGCATCTGATGTACCATCTGCTGTTGACCTATACATTGTATAAGTTGATTGACCATTTACTAATGTAATTGAATTGTTTTTTACTTCCCAAAAATGCAGACCTCTATTACCCCATTCTTGAAACATAATGTTTAAAGAACGTCTAGCTGTTTTTATATCATTACCTGAGTAATCAAATCTACCTATTCTTTCATAAGCTTCAGTAATTACATCATCAATATAAAAATTTGATTCAAAAGTCGTTGTTCCTGAACTTGCCATTAAGTTAAGCTCCTGTAATTGTTACTGTAACGCTTCCGCCTGCTCCTGCTAAATTGTAAACAATACCTTGATCAAATAAAATACCTGAACCTGGAACATAAACTTCTAAACCTTCTGTTCCAAATTTATAGGTAGCTACTAGATTTCCAGCTCCTGCCGCTCCTGTAGTTGCTGCATTATATAAAAGTAAAGTAGAAGATGCTATTCCTAAACCTTGAATAGAAGTAATTCTAGCTCTACCTAATCTAGATAAAGTATTTGCGCCTATTACTGCTAAATTTAATGTTGTTTGATCTGAATCCATATTTTTCTCCTTATGCTGATAATCCCGGACTAGAATATCTATCTGTAAATAAAGTATACGCAGTCACATTTGTTTTAGTTTTACAAAAAATTCCTTTAGGAAATAAAATTCCATCCGAAGGAAAATTTAAAGTAACAACATCTCCAGATGGAACATCTATTACTAATAAAGTAGTTCCTGTATTTGAAGTTGTAGTTAGTTCTAAAACACCTGCTGCAACACCATCTGATGCAACTGATATTGCTCTTAACCTTACGGGTGGAGAAACTATTGCTGTGGCTCCTGCTGCTGCTGCTGATCTTGTTGCTTGTATATCTTGTGATCCCATATTCTATCCTATTAATATTTTAAGTGGGGCCGAAGCCCCACAATAATTATATTATGCTCCCCAAGCAAGAGCACCTGTTACTGCTAAAGGATCTTTACCTGAATCAAGTGCAACGTGCCATAAACCATCTTCAGTACAAGAGAAGTAAAATACACTTCCGATTGTAATAAAATTAGTAATTGCATTTGCTGCTGTGAAAATTAATGCACCTTCACCAGCTGTTGATGTATCATAAGATACATTTGCTGCTGCTCTTGTTTCGATTAAAGAACCTGTGTACCAAGCGTCAGTTCCATTCGCATTGAATGTAAGTGTACTAGTTCCACCTGTTGTATCTACTCTTTGTACGTAAGCAAGTCTAGTTCCTGCAATAGCACTAGGTAAATTCATAGCAGCATTTGCTGCTCCAGTAAAGTTCACTGTACTAACTACGTTACCTGCTAAAGTAACTGCTGCACCTGCAGTAACTGCAGCGTGAGACATTCCAACGAAATCAAATTTTACGTTTAGGTAGTTAGGTGTATATTCACCTGTTGATAGGTTTTTTTCTACAGACTGGAATCCGTTTTCGGATCTTACCGGTCCTGTAAATGTTGTGTTTGCCATAATAGTTCTCCTAATTAATTCCACATAGTCTTTAGGCTGTCGACTATACTGCGTCTATGTAAAATATTAATTTATGTATAGTTATTAATTTATATATGAATTTTAAAAAAAGTGCAAGAAATCCCTAGGAAAGAAAGACGTTTTTTAAATAGATCGTAAGTCTAATTAGCCAGCAAAAAGATGTGATTCGTAATCTCTGCTATTCTTATTAGCTTGGATCTCTTGTTCTATGATGATTGATCTAATTACTCTTTTAATCTCATCACCTAAAACAGACATTTCTGGTGTTATTTTTCCTCTGTTCTCAAGAAATAACTCGTTCCAATTAGATTCGAGTTTCAGTTTCTTTGCGAACAATACCATGTTGTCCTGAGCCATTTTGAACCTCCTCATAGGTTATATAAAAATCATTTCCAGTACCGTGATACTGCAGATCATTTTTTTCCCATTTTATATCAGATTTTCCTAGAAAGTCAATAATAGGTTTATTTAGCTCTTCTTTATTATTTATTTCTTTTTCACTTTCAATTTCAAAATTAGTTTGAAGATATTTCGTAAATATTTTTACAATATATTTATGTTTAGTCATTCTCTCTTTCTATATGTTAAATAAGGCGGGATTGTGTCCCGCCTTAAATAATTTAATTATTATGCTCCTGGTGAAGCAAAAATACCTCTATAGTCAGAAACTCCAAAAGAGTATCTTTCTCTAGCTTTGTATCTTACGTTACCAGTGTCGAAGTCACCTTCCATAGCAGTCTT